CAACGCCCGTCGAGCCTTCTTGGCTTCAAGCTTGCGTTCCAGATCGCCCATAGCGTTACCGGCTTCCGGTACGCATGTGATCTTATTGCTGTCCAGAAACCTAGCAATGACGGACAACAGAGCCGGATTAAGGTTCGGTTCTGCGGCTGGTGCCAACTCTGGGTTCTGTTCCTCGATGGCCTTAGCCATCGCCATGTCGTATGCTTGCTGCTGTACTTCAAGCTGAGTTAGGGCGTTGCCCATAACCTGTGCCATCTTGTTGTGCAGGTCGCCAAGTTTACCTTCTGTCGCTGCGGCCACGATTAGCCCTCCACGTCTTCACTGCCTTGCCACCGTCCACGTAGAGGCGGCAACCAAGCAGCACCATACCGCCGAGGGTAAGAATTGCATCAGCATTCGCCAGTAAGTGGGAGTAGAACAAGAAGCCCGCGCCCACTGTATAAGACAGCAGGCTGTCGATATGTTCCTTCATGATGTTCGTCCCGTAATTGTTCCTGTGTTCGTCATGCTGATGTTAGAGGCGTTGTAGCTTATGCCTGCTACACCACCGGCTGCACCGGCTGTTCCGCCAGTACGATTGCCGCTACCGCCAGAGTTACCGGTCGCGCCGTTCACGCCCCACGTTCCACCGCCGCCACCTGTACCGCCTGTACCAGCATTGGTCCCGCCAGCACTACCGGCAGACCCTCCGACGTTACCGCCATCGTGGCCTTGGCCGCGCCCACCGGCTCCGCCATCACCGCCGCTGGTATTAGCGGTAGCTGTGTATGACCGAGAAACGCTCCAGTATTCCACAGAAGAATTCTCTTCTTGTTTGGATACGCGCGTGTAGGTTACACCATTGACTGTGTACGTTCCGCCGCTTACTGGTACGTCAGAAAATTGAAGTGCGTTACCCCAATACACGGTATCGTGGCTGTTCGATTTAATAGTGAACCACTCGTACACAGGGCTGTTTTTGTTATATGCTGGGCCTTCGTTCACGCCGTAGCTGTACTGTCCGCCACCGCCTGAACCACCGTTACCACCTCCACCACCGCCAGAGCGAATAGTACCGGAGTTATTAACGACCAGTCCGCCACTATCAGCTAGTAGTGCCCAACCACCCGGAGCGGATGGTCCGGCACCACCAGCACCTTGAATGGTGCCCGCGTTCTGTAGTGTTAGTATGCCGCCCCATCCAGTACCGGTTCTAACGGCAGCAAAACCAGTGGAGGTTGCACCTATAGTGACGCCAGCATTAATGACGACACGTTTGTTTGTTGAGCTAGTCCATACCGCAGAGGTAAACAGCGTCGATAGATTGACGTTCGTACTGTTCGCCGCTATGGTAACGACTACTTCAGACGAGTAGTATTCAACCCATGCGCCCGCATTCTTTACGTAGGCGTTCTGTACAGGCACCCATACACCTGATTGCTTGATGTAGAGTGACTGTACAGTGGACCATGCTCCTGCCTGTTTTGCATGCAGGGTCATAGTAGTTCCTTAAATCTTGTACCAGACGTCTCCATCGATACCGCCCGAAGGGGCTGCACTGGAAATCGTGAGGTCTCGCTTTGCCATTGACTTGAGGTCAGAGATGTTCGCCACCGTAGTAGGGAATGTGGTTGGCTTATCTGTGAAGTTGTTCCACGAGAAAGCATCTGCATTCTTGTTCTGCGGATCGTACACCGACTTGAACATATCGCCACCACCGGGAAGGTTCTTCCAAGAGTAGTCGAAGTTCGTATTGGAGTTCTTGCCGAGGAACTGTCCGGTAGCGCCGCCTGTCAGCAGGGTCTGTGCCGATAGGGCACTAGCTGCTGCACTCGTAGCCGATCCGGCTGCGGCGGTTGCACTGTTAGCTGCTGCTTGGGCGCTCGCTGCGGCTGCGCTAGCAGACGAAGCAGAACCAGTGTGGGATGTCTCAGAAGCCAATGCGGCATCAGAAGCAGCCTCGGCAGCAGCGGCAGCTAGTGCGGCCTGTTCAGCGCCAAGCGCCGTACGGTCATCGACATAGAACTTAGTCGCTGCATCGCTGTCGTCTTCCGGGTCGCCCAAGTTAGCAATACGGAAGCCGCCCATATCGAGGTCACTATCGAACGCACCAAAGCGCCCGTCTAGAACCTCATGCACGACCATCAAAATCTGTTTGAACGATAGGTCGAGATTGGCCTCATCCATAACGTCGCCATTGGAGAAGTGGACTAGTGTGTCCTCCTTCTCTACGGTACGCTCGAACAATACCTGCACGCCGTTACCAGGGGCTGCACCACTGATCTGCATCAGGGTTTCAGACAGGAACGTAATAGTGCGGTAGATCGGGTTCCCGCCTCCATCCGCTTCATTGCCGACACGGCAAGTAACGTCTGCGGGCTTTAGATATCCGAGGGCAAAGTCAACAACGAACTGGTTAGTCACGCCATTGCCGGTCTTTATAACCCGCGAAAGTGCCGCCATTTCTATCTCCTTATTCCTAAAAGGGTCCGGAAGACTGAGCTTGCGCTCAATCTCCCAGACGGTTTGTTAGTGCAGTCATCCCGTACCAGTTCCCGATCAGGGGAAGGTAGCGGAGGTTCCGCATGTTTTCCTTGCTTAGATCGCCAGTCAGGATACCAGCAATAGCCGATGGTGCCTTTAGCGTACGGTTGAGTACGTCCACCGGAGGCGGAGTACGGATCACATCACCGTGCGGATTGAACTTGAGGCTGTCCGTACCAAGGAGGCTCATCAGCGGGTCAGATACCAGAGGCACCCAACCGGTTATGTTAGCCTGTACGAAGCCCTGCTTGGCGAACGTTACAGGGTTCAAGTCCTCGTAGCGTCCTGCTACTGTGGCCTTAGCCATGCCGATCATACCAGCCATGACGAAACCGTACATGACCTGATACATTGCCTCCGTGTCGCCCGCGTAGGCGTTACGTGCAGCCTGCTTGGTGATAGCAGTGAGCGGGTAGGACAGGAACTGTCCGAACATGCTAGCCACGCCGTTACCAGCAAAGAACGCATTGCTCTCGCCAAGACGCGCCTTCTGCACGAGCTGGTCGGTAGCGATGCCCATTGCCCGCCCGAAGTCGTCCACCAGGGCGGCGTTGCCCCATGCCCGAGTATTCAGGCTCTCGACGTTCCCGCCGTTCATGGTGACGTGCTGTGCCACCCTGCGAAGCTCCGACATCATGGTCGGATCGATGCCGATCTGTGCCAGCCGTTCCGCTGAGATGGCGTCAGGCACCGTGCCCTTGACCGCTTGGAACAGCTTGTCGATTGTGACCATCATGGCCATCTTCTGTTGCGCGTACCGGACCTTGTTCATTCCCGATATCATGCCCTGTACCTGCAAGCCCTTACCAACGATCTGGTCCATCAACTGTGCGTACTCAGATTGAGCATGCAGGGACATGTCTAGGTCGGCCATGTAGCGCGGGTTGTACAGGTGTTCTTCTGGGATGAGCTTGCCCATGCTCTGTAGCTCTTGGATGAGCGCCGAACGTGGGTTGGTCAGGTCGCCCTTGATCGCAGCGGGAAGCTGCTTCACGAACTCACGCCAGCCGACTGCACCCATGAGTGCACCCGTTTCGGCAAGCTGTGTCAGGCCGAGGCCGTTCATTGTTGCCAGTACAGTCATGCGCTTCATACGGGCAATGACTGCCGCGTCTGTTCCTGTGATGACACCGCCACCCATGAACTGCGACATGATGCCCTGTAGGTATTCCCGTGTTACGGTCTTGTCCTTGTCGAGCAGATCGTTAGCGAACGACTGTAGGCCGTCAACCTTGTTCGGGCTGGCAAGCGCGTCCTGCAATGTGATCGGGTTGACCACGTTACGCTGCTGCTGATCGAGTATCGCATCGATCATAGCGGTAGCGTCTTCCTGTGTACGGATGCCTTGTGCAGCGGCTGCTGCTCGTCCTGCCGTATTTCCTGATCGGTAGGTCAGAATGCTTTCAACATCCGTATCAACGAAGTCGATAACCTTGAGACCGTTGCTGGATTGGAACCGAATGTCGCCATCCAGTCGGCCATTGGTATGACCGGCCTTGCCTCTCGTCTCTGCATCCTTGACCAGCGAGCGCATGATGCTGTCGATACGGCTTTGTGGTAGCTGCTGAGCACGTAGGAAACCTTCGAAGTATTCCTTGCCATCCCCCTGCAACAGACCGTAGACAGACATGTCTGCGCCACGATCCTGCGTCTTAGAGCGGTTCATGGTTGCGCGGGCGATGTACCTAGCATCTGCCGCACCTACTGCGCCAGTGTAGTACTCAGCCCACATATCCTCTACATCCTTCTCGCTGATCTGGCGACCATACTTGGCAGGATTGCGGGCGCTGTCACGGATGATAGCAGCCTGTAGCTTGGACGAGACCTTACGCGGGAAGTACCCATCGTACGCTTGGATTTGCTCGTAGCCGGGAACGGCTGTAGTGGAACCATTGCCACGCCCGATCTGAACATCGAGCTTGCCCCAGTTGTTTACACCGGTAGCAGCAGCGAGTACATCGGGATCGGTGTTCGGGTGATACCGCCCGTTTAGCCTAAGCTCTTCCTGAGCCAGTACGACCTTCTTGTTGAAGTCCGCATTCGCGCGCGCGCGTGCCATAAAGTTAAGCTGGCTAATGCCTTGCCGCTTCATGTAGCTGTCTCTTGCGTCTGCCAGTGGTTTGTACCACTCAGCCCGCAGTACATCACGCCAGTCATCACGAAGATGCACAGCAGACCGTACGTTGGTAAGACGCGCCGAGCCGTCCGAAAGGAACTGATGCGCGAACATCTTGGCTACAGACGAGCCTGTCTTGTACAGCTTGTCGAAGTCCGTTACCAGACCGCCAGCGCCAAGAGCGTCAACAGTCTTCCGTACGCCAGAGCCAATTCTCTGCGCAGCCTTGGAACTACCTTTGTTGTAGTTGTAGTAGTAGTTGTCTTCTAGGTTGTTAGCTCGTACATAGTTGTCGGCGTTAGCCTTGATAGTCTCGACGGTAGGTGAGGCTGGACGGAAATCCGCCTGCGTCTGGTTCAACTGGCGAGCGCCAATCGAGC